CTTGAGGCTATCGAGGTACGCCTGGAGTCCATCGAGGACGAGGATTACGGGAAGGAGATAGATGCACTCAGGCAAACAGTTTCTGACCTCTCTGCGAGCCTGACTGAGCTTGGCACTGCTGTATCTGAGCTGACAGAACGAGAGGAAGAGCAAGACAAGAAGATTGAGGATCTGAAAACGGATGTGGCGGATCTGAAAGCAGAGCAGACCGACACGAAGAAAACCGTTGGGAGCATACAGTCAGAGGTCACTGGGACGAAACAAGATCTGTTCGATCTCGTAGACACTGTTTCGGGCCACGCATCAACGATAAGCTCAATCCAGCAGGATTTGGTGGACGCTAGTAACACCATCGTGGAGATCCAGCGAAGCATGGATACTTTGGAATCTGGAACCCTTGCCGAAATGCAGGAAACCATCAAAACAATGCAGGAGGCCATCGAAAAACTCCAGAATAGCTTGACGTATCCCAAGGGGTGAAGAAGGAGGAAAAATGGCATACACGAAGTACTATCCCAACGGATGGGCGAACAATGAGAGCGGCGGTACGCCGATCAATGCTGCATCCCTGAATCACATCGAGGATGGAATTGAGGCGGCACACGAGGCGGCAGAAAGTGCCAACAACAGTGCCAGCGAAGCCCTGGCCACAGCAAAGCAATACTCAGATGCGAACCTTGCCACAGCAAAAAAATACTCAGACACCAACCTCTCAACGTCAAAGACGTATGCAGATGGAAAATTGACAGAGGCGAAAAGTTACACCGACCAGAGAGAAAGCGCATTGAATGGAAAAATTTCGGCAAACGCATCTGCCATTGCGGGTCTAACTACCCGGTTCGGTGGGTTGACTTTCGCAATCAATGCCGGAGATTTCGGCCTTGATATCATAATCGACGAGTGACAGTCGAAAAAAAAAGGAGGAAAACAGAATGAGCACCTATAATATCCCCCGAGACTCGACTTTGCAGGAACTTGTGGCCCTGCAAAAAGCCGCCTTAATCGGTGGCGGGGATGCTGGCGCAATCGACAGCTATTACTGCACTTTAGTAAATAAGTGCACAAATTTAGACCAGGTGAATGCCCTCTTCCGGGAGTGGTGGAACTCCCAGTATACGGAGGGTACCACGGCGCGGGCAGACCTCTTGGAACGCTGGTTCGGAACGGTTCTGGACGACGATAGGGTGCACGGTGTCAAGTTCCCGCTGTTCTCTACATCCACGACGGCAATTGGGGAGAAGACGGATGACAGCGTGGGCCTTACCTGCGTCCCGTCCACGGAGACATCAGAGGGGCAAGATGATTTCGCGCATCTGCCCCAGTTCTGGTGCGTGGAGGTTTCCGCCGAAAAAAATGCCGATGGCACGATCACCGTATATGCAGTAGAAGGCATTGACGACATCAACGATGTCCGCTCTGGCAAGCACCTCTGCTGGGTGCTCCAGAAAAACACCTACTGTAGAGAGTGGGATGAGGACGGCTACAGAATCTTCAAAATGCGCTGCCATGCAGCATCCGGCTACAAGCAGTGGAAGGACGGTAAAACCAAAGACGGCGTGATGCACTCCTTTATGGCCCACCCCAAGTATTATGCCGGAAAAGACGCAAATGGCGTAATCACCTGCGGCACCGGCCTTAATCCGGTGCTATGGACTTCCCACGTTGGCGGGGTTGCCCTGTGGCGCGCACGAGGAGCGCAGTATTCCGGCGGCAGCGTTAATGTGTCAAAATTCCTGCTCCGCATGATGTGGCTAAAATATGCGCGGAAGGGGAACTCCGGCACGATTGAGGGGTGCTCAAGCTACAGTTTCCAGTACCGCGCCGCGGTGTCCGAGACGGGGGTGAATCGCATCATCATCACGAAGGCAAACGCTGCTAATTTGCTCGTAGGCTCCAATGTGATGATCGGAGACAATGCAAGCGGCACCGACCGAAGCGCAGCAGCCTCCTACAGCATCGCGCGCTTGGCCAAAATCACGGCCATCGAAGAGGTGACCGTATCCGGTGTGGCATATGCTGCCGTGTATGTGGACACGGAGGCGTTTAACACAACCGCAAATACTACCCTGCTGAGCACCATGCCCTACGGCGCGGGCTGGAATGACAGCGTGCAGGGATGTGACGGCAGCAGATACAGCAGCACATCGGGTAAAGAGCCAGGTCTGCTCCAGAAAATCGAGTTTCAAAACGGCTCGTATATCATTTTTTCTGACGAGCTGTGGCAGTGGAGCACTGACAGCGATGGATCCTATCTCTTTGACTGCTACACCATTGATGACCAGAGTAAGGTCACGACCAACGGCACAATCTCGACGGACTACGAGAAGCAGGATGGTTTGACACTGAGCTGGCCGTCGGGAACCGCCTACCACTGGGAGTACATCGAGGACACCGCCATCAACGAGTCTACGCTTTGGCCCGAGAGCACGAGCACGGCGGCAGGATCTGGCACCGGCGTTAAGGCTGGCTTCTCTGTGGCCCCTGCGTCGTCTGGAGTTCGTGCTGCATGGTGTTGGTGCTACTTGAACTACGGTGGCGATGCGGGTCTCGCCGCTCGGAGCTCGAACGGTTCGGTCTCGTACTCGGACTGGTACGGCTCGCTCGGCGCTCCTGGTTTGGCTGGGTGAGGGGGTGAATTGTATCCCGGCGCAAGCCGGGATACAAGAGGGGCGAACGCCCCTTAAATATGCACCTTCGTAGTTAACCAAACGGGGCGTAAGTTGTAATTATAGAAATTTATAGGGATATACGGTGCAAGAGTGAGCTGGCTTCTATGTGAACCCTGCGTCGTCTGGAGTTCGTGCTGCATGGTGTTGGTGCAACTTGAACAACGGTGGCAATGCGGGTCTCGCCGCTCGGAACTCGAACAATTCGGTCTCGAACTCGAACTGGAACGGCTCGCTCGGCGCTCAACTGGTTATGTATAAACGTGCATATTATTCTCAATATCGCACCGTATATTCCTCGCTTATGTGCGAAAATTGCTTGAAACCAGCATCGTAAGCTCGGCTGCATCTGCACGGTGAGCCGAAACTACGGCGCAAGGATAAGGATCCTTGTGGCGGCTAGTAGCATAGGGCATGAAGGCCCAAACCCGAAAGTCGTTGGAGATAACCAGAGAATATAATGCCCAGGAGTGTTGTAATGAAGACGTATTGTAAACCGAGAAACGTGGACATCGAGAATGAGGAATTTAACCAAGCGGCAGTTTTCCGATGCCTTATTGGCAATGGGAAACTGGCTCGCCGGGATTTCCGGAAGATGCTTGTGTCTACGGGCAAGGTTACGCAAGAAGAGTACGAAGAAGAGCGACTGTCCCAAAGCTACCGAAAGATTTATGATGCCGTGGTAGCGGTCAGCCGGGATCTGACACAGAGAATACAAAACAGGAATTTAAAGCTAAAACCGATTCGACAATTTCAAAGAGTTGACGGTATCAGCCGAAAGCTGAGAACGCTGAGCCAATTCACGCCTGAGCATCAGGCGTTGGAGTACATCGCTGTGAATGCTCTCATGCCGATGTTCAAAGCTAAAATTCTCCCGATCCAGTATGGGAGTATCCCGGGAAGAGGACAAGTCGCGGGGAAGCGAAAGATCGAAAGACTGCTAAGACGAAAATTCCACGGAAAGATTGATGAGGTCAAATGCGATATTCGGCACGCCTATAATTCGGTGACGGTGGAATGCGTCATGCAGCTTCTGCGACGGGACATTAGAAAAAACAAGGTGCTACTGTGGTTTATGAAAGCTTTGCTTGCCACATACCCAGATGGCAGACTTGTAATTGGAGGGTACCTCCCGACCTGGCTTTTTAACTATGTCATGTCCTACTTCCTCAGGCACCTTCTCAACGCAGAAAAATCCAGGAGAGGGGTACGGCAGAAGCTTGTAATGGCGTGCGTATGCTATGCAGACGATTTTTCAATTTACGGACGCATTTCAAATCTAAGAAAGGCGATCAGGCAGACAGCTGCTTGGGCCTATACGACGCTCGGGCTTAAAATAAAGGATGCCTGGATAATCACATATCCGGCGTCATTTGAACAGGAGAAAATGACGCGCAAAGCACGAAAAGCGGGATCCAGAAAACGAACCCCAGGTATTGACATGATGGGGTACAGAGTTTACAGGACATACACGATCGTGCGAAACAAAATTTTTGTACTGATACGACGGCAGATAATTCGAGCGCAGCGGAATTTGACGGCGCTCGGGTACATCCCGTGGTGGAGAGCACGCAAAATTATAGCCTATTACGGGTGGCTGGTTAGCAGTGATAGTTTTGGTTTTATGCGCCAGTACAATGTGGAGACCATAATGCAAGCTGCAAAGCAATCTGTGGCTTACCGTACCAAGAAAATACAGGGAGTGATTCAAAATGAAAGAAAATTATGCGTCGCAGCCCAATGAAATCGAACTGTTTCCGGTAGGATCCGGACAAACGGATGTTATCATCAGAACCAACATCAACCAGATCGAGGAGGATGTTGATGGTAGTGTTCAAAAAATGTGGCAGTGCGACGAAGTGCAGTTCCGCTATGACGGTGTGCTGGCTATGGAGGATGTCTGTTCAAAGGTTGAAAAGTGGCTGCTGTTCGCAGATCGAGACAGCATTGATGCGCTGACCGCAGCGAAGGAAAAGCTGATTAATACGGTTTCGAAGATCTGCAATGCAACGATCACCGCTGGATTCAACGCTACACTATCCGACGGTGAATCCCATCACTTCTCACTGGAGATGACCGATCAGCTCATGATTTCCATGCTGGCAGCCAAAGCCACGTCTGATCAGACAGCGGTGCCTTGGCACGCCGATGGAGAAGATTGTAAATTTTTCTCTCCGGACGACATCACGCTGGTTAATGGCATGATGGAGGACTTGGTAATCTACAACGAGGCGTATTTTAACTCGCTCAGACGTTGGATCCAGTCTGTGAGCTCCTTGGACGAGCTCAGTGTAATCTACTATGGGGCACCCATTCCGAGCGAATACCAGTCCGAGGTACTTAAAGCACTCCTGACTGACGTTCGGGATGATTAAAAAAAAGAAAGGTGGGTAAGACTGCATGACAGAAATTATCGTAGCCATAATCACAGGCGGGATCACTCTTGTTGGCGTGATCGTTGCAAACCAGAGAAATCAGGCGGTGACAGAAACCAAATTGGATGAGCTGACACGGGAAGTCCGGGAGCACAACGGCTTTGCCCGGCGGATGCCGGTGGTAGAGGAGCAGATTAAAGTAATCAACCATAGACTCAATGACCTGGAGGAGGTGCAAAAGCATGAGTAAAAATTGGTGGAAAGCAGCAGGTGTGAGAGCAGTGAAAACGGTGGCTCAGACCGCCGTGGCCGTCATTGGCACGAGTGCAGTGATGGGCGATGTAGACTGGCTGGCAATGGCCTCCGCGGCCTTGCTGGCGGGGATCCTGTCCCTGCTGACCTCTGTGGCGGGCCTGCCGGAGGTGGACGCATGAGCGTTTTGATTGGATCAGCCAGAATCAGCGAAAACGGCACCGTCCAGGGCGGCACTGCGGGCGATCAGACCGGCAAGGAAGTGGCCACCCAGAACTGGTATCTGCACACCAAGGGCTGGGTGCTGCTGCGACCTCAGGAGGCATATCGAGAAAAGATTGCCCAAGCTATGGAACGTGCCTGCGCCAACAGCCATATTGGCTACTGCCAGACCCACCGAGGTACCCTGTACAATGCCGCAAAAGCAGTGGATTTTGATCCCGGTCAGGTCACCACAGACGTGGAAACGGACTGCTCCGCCCTGGTGCGGGTGTGCTGCGCTTACGCAGGGATCAGCTTGGACAACTTCACCACGGCCAACGAAGCGTCTATTTTGGCAGCTTCCGGCAAGTTCCAAAAGCTCACCGAATCCAAGTACACCACCAGCTCTGACTATCTGGTGCGTGGTGATATTTTGGTGACCAAAACCAGTGGGCACACCGTGGTGGTGCTGACGAACGGCGAAAAAATGACCGCCACAACGGCGGCGCAGGAAACGGAGGGATTCAACGTGGCAACACTCAACCTAATCAAA